AAAATAACTGCGCGTCATACCATAGTTTGCTATGTCGCACTCCAAAATTAGCTTTACCCCGATAGAACGTGAGCTCTATCACACAGTGGAAAGTTATGGCTGGAAACGCTGTAGACCGAGACCAGATGAGTTCTGGCAGTACGTCCGCAGACACAATCGGATGCAACGATCGCCGATTAAGCCTGACATGTCGAGGCTTAAGTTTGCAATCTCTAAGGTTAGGCAGGCGCTTCAACCTTTTAGATGTGAACCCGTCCCTCTCATCAAAAGTTTTTGGAAGCTCAAGAAAGACACTGGAGCTGGCTTTTTCTTTTGCTCTGAGAAGGAGGATTTCGTGCGAAAGTTTAAGACGAAGAATGATGTCGAATTCTACGACGTGAGACGAGAGGTGAAGCGTTGGAGGAGATACGGGCGTATCGACAATCCTTCCGCTATCGCCTTCAGATCACACCTTGCACAGGGAAAGGCACACAAATCACGAGTAGTGTATGTTACGCCTTATCCGGTATGCTGTTTGGAAGGACAGTATGCTATTCCACTTCTCGAGGCAATGAAAAGATCTTCATACTCGAGTCCGTTTGGTACCCAGCACAACTGGATCAACGGAGGGTTTCGCAAATTCAAATCTAGTCATAAAGGATACCCAACGTCCATTGACTTTTCAGGATTTGACTTGTCAGTTCAAAGGTATTTCATAGAAATAGCCTTTGATCTGCTTCGTGAGGTATTCTCGTTGCATACTCACGAAGAAAGGGATTGGCAACTCTTTGTGGAATATTTCATTAATACGATAGTTCGTATTGGTGGAAGGGATCATGTCCTTGAAGGTGGTATACCCAGTGGTAGTGTCTGGACGCATATTGTTGGAAGTACCATCAGTATGTTGATAGCTTACTATTGTGTACCTGATCTGCTCTCAGTCAAGTGTTTTGGCGATGACCTCGTTATATTCACTAAGGAACCGCTTGATTTACACAGTGTTGTGAATTGGGCTGAGACATTAGGCTTTGAAATTTCGATGGATAAATCGGTTAGTGGTGCGATTCACTGGTTGGGTTTCGATATCACTGGTTCGATTCCTCGAATTCTTAACCCTATAAAGAGATGGGCGGCATTTTTCCATCCGGACAGACCGGATGAAACGATGGCACATCATAGGGGCCGATTGATTGGCTATGCGTTATCATCGCTAGGCGATCCAGCTTTCCTGAATGACTTTATGATAGTGTGGAAAGAACTCGAAGGGCCAGCAATTATGACAGATTCATGTATTGCACCCGAATTTCGTGGACAAGTCGTCCATGATTTAGAGACACTCCGCAGGGTTTTCAGGAATGTAC